TAATAAGTATAGTATCCGCTGTAACTGGAACTTTTATAAATAAAAATTACATAAAACAAAATTAGAACAAATAATAAAATAGTAATAATTAATTTAAAGCTGGCTCTTTTTTTCATTATTAATGTAGAGAGACAACATATTTGAGAAAGGTGGGATAAACCGGGAAGAGTCGGGAGACCGCGAGAAAACCCGCTATTTACGTGGGAAACGGCAATATTCAGGCGGGAAAACCGCATGAGTTATCAACAATCTTGAGAAAAAACGGCGTCGACGCGAGCGACGTCTTTTTTATGTCATAGCGGGTTCGGATGCCGCAAACGCGCCCAAGTCGAATTGATATAAGGAAACCCCCGAAAGCCGCTTAAATCGGGCATTCACGAGGGTTATTGTTTAGCAGAAAGGGCCGATTGATACCATCTCGGAAGTCACAGCAAGACCAAGAAGACGGCTATCACAGCCCTTGAGGATATTATATCAGAGGCGCCACCTTCTGGCAATAGCCCGAAGCGTGCTAACGCAGCGTTACAACGTTAGAAATGTAACGGAAAAAGCATAAAAAAGGCGTTTCGATCAGACTTCGGCGCACGATCGGCGCAATAGTAGCGTTACAAAGAGCGTTACTATATAGCAAAAGGTGTAATAAAATAAAGGCTTTAAACTCAAAAACCAATTACGCAAAATTGAAATAACTGCGTAATTGCGTAATTGCCCAGTTTACGCGGATTTATCGAGGATGCCCTATGTAGTTGATTCTTTTTCAATTACGCATATTTTAGATTTAAAACTAAATCATTTAAGTACAAAAAATTAAGCGATTCCGCCTTTGGTTTTATCGCCATGATCGGGGGCGCTTTTTTGCTGTTCTTTCGTGTCTGAATACGTTGAGTAAATTGACTCTTTTTCCCCACCCACAACGAAGCGGGAATATTTGAAATGTATAAATTCAAATGACTCTTTTCGATGTTCTTCCGGCAATAGCCGATACATAGCGACCAGATCGGCCTCTGACTCTGTGAGCGGCACCCCATCACAATATACCTCGAAACGCGGTAGGTCGTCATCGTTATCCGCTTTCTCGATGCCCTTGATTACGGGTGTCAATCCAAGCAAATAATCAGCTGATACACCAAAAACGCGAACAAGGCCTGCAAGTGCAGAGTATCCAGGTTTGCTTTTTCCTGCCTCCCAATCGCTTATATTGCCAGGAGAAACTCCCACTTCTTTCGCAAGTTGCGCTTGTGAAAACCCGCTTTTTGCCCTTAAATCCTTCAAGATACTAACAAACACACAATCCCTCCTTAAAAATACGGGTGGAACACCCGTAAAAACTATTGACATCACCCTTATATGCGGGTATAATGTGAATTATGCAAGATTTAACAATAAATCAATTTTAAGTGTATCACATTTACGCCCAAAAGAAAACACGAAAAGGAGGAATTGCCTTGCGCCACGGGAAGAAACCAACCAGGAAACAGAAGGTCAGAATCGGACAAGCAGGATTGTCCCCGGAGAACTGGCTTATTGTCAGGCAAAAGCCGGACGGAGAACTTATTTTACTCCATAAGATCAGCAACAAAATCAGGGTATTACCCGCACAGCTCGGATAATCCGAGCGGAAAGGAAGGACAGCAATGAGAAAAATCAAGAAAATTAACGGCTATCTTATAGTCAAATTCAATGATCGTGAGCTCCGCGAATGGGCTGACACTTGCCTCGGTAATTTTGGTGTTATCGACGCCGAGCTTTACACAGGTTGCCTTGAAGCAGACCGCTCGATTATGGAGTATGACAGCGCGGAAACCATTGAGGAAGCCGTTGAACAGGCACGCGGTCTTGCGTCAGAGCTTGAAGTGGACGAGCCTGTTACCACTTATACCATCGTCAAGGAGACAGATGAAGCCACCGAAGAGGAAACGGTTGAGCCGCAGCTTATGATAGCAGGGTGGGAGGCTGCTCTTACGCAGCAGATTACAAGCCGCCATTACCCCAATGTGAACCCTATGACCGCACGACATCAGCTTTACGGCTTTAAGGCTGCTCTGCACCAGATCGGACTCCTGGACTTTGAAGACTGCTTTGTTGACTCTGCCACGTTTGAGCCAACGGGGACGCCCCCTTTGGGTAACGAGGCCGTACCTATAAAGGTCAATGACACCGCCGTAACATTGGAATATTTGAAACGACAACGTGATATGGCATCGCACAACCTTTTTTGTTTCTCTGCAAATTACGCCATGACCAAGCCTAAAGAAGGCTATGAGGACGAATGGCATAAAGCCGCTCGGGATTGTGAGCTAGTCGAGGAGCTTCTTCGGATTGTTTCTCCAGGTTGGGAAGGGGGTGATTAGAATGACAGGACTTGAGCTTTTCAATAATACTTCTACAACAGCGGAAGAAATTGCGGATATTGTATCACAGCCTTGCCCACCTGTGCTCCTCATTGAATGCGACAAAATATCTTGCCAAGAATGTTGGCTTGCATGGCTGATTAAAGGAGAGCCAATCAGTGCAGTGATCGAAGGCGTATTCGTACCACAAAAAGAAGAGACGCCTGAACAGACGTCTCTGGAATGGCCACGGCGATTTGTTTCTGTTCTTGGCGTCAGCGTAGAGGACAAAAGGTATGGCAGTCAGGAACTTGCAAAACACATAGGCGAGAGAGTTCTTGTCAAGGTGAAGCCAATAACTGTTTTTGCACGAACGATAGAAGGCATAGACATTGGTGAACTCACTCCGTATCAGGGTTGAAATTGAGATAGTCGGGTTCGTAGTGTTCGTCATAGTCATGAACGTGCAAATCCACAAAACGCTCATTCATTCGTTTCATGGCAGCTAACCACTCTTCGTATGTAAATATTCCCTTTTCGATAAGGAGCTCGGTCAAGACCCGCGCCCCGATCTCGTTAGCATACATCGAAGTAGTTAAGCCTAACACGAAATTCGTTTCCGCCATCTCCTTAATATACTTATCACGCTTTGTCACAAGAATCACCTCCCTCCCGGAGTTAAAAATTCCATTTTCATTATACCCCGGGAGGGTCTGGAAGTAAAGCTAAGAACCACATCACACAGAAAGGAGGAGCGCGATGAGAACCTTACAAAGAAGACCGAACAAAAAGCTCACCCGCTTCGGCAAACTGGTCGTCAAAGCTCTCGCCGATAAGGACATGACAAAAGCGGAGCTCGCCGAGACAATCGGCGTCGCCCCTCAATATTTATCCTATATTTTAAATGGCACCCGTTCCGGCGACAAGTACCTCTGGATAATCGTCGCGGCCCTCGAACTCGATCCCCGGAAGGTCGAAAAAGCAATCGCAGCCTAGCGGTAATAGAAGGGAGGGACAGAAGTGTCAGAAATCTATATCACGCTCAAGGAGGCGGCAGAGCTAGAGGGTATCAGCTATACGGGATTGACTTCGAAAATTGCCCGTAATCCGCGCTTATACAAAACCAAAACACAGCCCCGCGAAAACGGCGGCAAAGAACAAGTCCTTGTTTCTGTAGCCTCCCTCACCACCAAGGCGAGGAAGGCGCACAAGGCAAAGCAGAAAATAGACGGGAGGGATGTCATCATAGAGCAACGAACGGACGCAGCTCCCTGGTATGTTGAGTATGACCTCAACCATTACATAGAAGCCCGTAAGAAACAGTATTACGAAGCGATTGAGCTCGCAGGGAAGGTACAGAGCTTTATCGAATATGAAGGCGACGACCGCACGGCTTACGCTGAACGGTATGCCCTGGGTCTGGGCGTCAGCACCCCGACGCTTTACCGATACGTCCAGACCGTCCTTGAGGCGAATGCCTGGGCCTTGAAACTTGAAAAAGAGGACGGGCAGAACCGCGATTACTTCCGGGCTCTGGCCTTGTGCCGGAAACCGAAGGAAAAAGCCACCTTCCCAAGTCTGACGCCGGAACAGCGGGCCGTCATAGAAAACATCTGGTTTGACAAATGCTTCGCCGGGAATCTGGGTACGATTGAAATGCTTTATGAAGCATTTGAAGACCAGGCAGACAAAAGGGATTGGGTAAGTTACCCCTCCATAAAGACGATCGCCCGGTATGTCAAGTACCTCATGGAGCTGCCTGGTGCAGAGTCGGCTCACTTCTTAGCCGCCAACGGCAACCGGGAATGGAAAAACAAAAGGATGCTTAAAATACGGCGCGAAACCGCTTCCCTCAAAGTTATGGAGTATCTGGTGGGTGATACCCATACCTTCGATGTATGGGTGCAGTACACGGCACCGAACGGCAAAATTAAGGCAGTACGACCAAAGCTCACCGCGTGGGAGGACATGAAAAGCCGTATGATTTTAGGCGATATCATGAGCGTGGACGTCAATTCCCAGACCATTAAGGAGAGCTTTGTCAAAATGATATACGGTGATGTGGGAAGCGTTCCGGAAATTGTGCATGTAGACAACGGAAAGGACTTTACCTCCGAAACGCTGACCGGAACAAGCCGCAAAAAACGTAAGATTGAATTTGACTCGGAGACCGTCGGTTTCTGCCAGAGCATCGGCATACAGGAAATCGGGCGCTCCCTTCCTTATCAGCCATGGGACAAGCCCATTGAACGCTTTTTCAAGACTGCCTGCGATAAGTTCTCCCGGTGGTTTGAAAGCTATACGGGAACTTTGACAGGCTCCAGGACCCATGCCAAGCGAAACAAGGATATTGACGGAATGTTAGAGCGTGGGGAGCTGCTTACGATGGAAGAATTTTTCGAGCTCTGGGTGAAGTGGAAGGAAGAAAAATACCACACCCGCCGTCACGGCGGACTGGTAGCCAACCATGAAAAATGGGTAACACCCGCAGAACTCTTTGAGAACGGCCTCCGCTATGAAAAAGCAGCACCACCCCGCGAATATGCAGCTATGCTGCTCATGAAGGCAGACGTTGCTACCGTATACAACTACGGAATTCGTAGATTTAACGTCAATTACTTTGATTATGAGCTCAGTAAGTACATCGGTCAGAAAGTCGGCATCAAATGGGATATCGACGACGTTACCAAGCTCTATGTTTATGACCAGAAAGGCCGGAAGATATGCGAGGCCACTTCCGCTGTAGTTCTTTCCTTTGGCCGCCATGTTTCTCAGGAGGCCCTTGAAAAACACATGAGAGATCAGAAACGACAGATCAGGGAAGCTACAGAGTTTGTTGAGGAGCGTATCACTCCTTATGAGGCACGGCTTGAGGAAGGCAGACAGACAGATGCAGTCGGCAAGATCGACCTGACCATAAAAGCAAAACGCAATCAAAAAGTTGTTACACTCCCCATCGACAAGGAGTTCCGGCAGGAACAACTGGAAGCAGCTCCCCGCAGAAAGAAAGCCGGAGCCGGGGACGAATACCTTGCAAAACAAGCAGAATCGGCTCTCGCACGGTTAAGAGCCATCAATGAATAGGAGGATTACCATGGAAGTCACAGCAGCTAAAAATAACATCATTTACACCGTACCGGGCAAGAGCCTGGCAGAAAAAATCAACGACCACCTCGCCACCACAAAGTCCAGTATCGCAGCCCTGGCGAAAGAGGTCGCCTACTCCCGCACCGCCGTTTCCCGCTATCTCTCAGGCAAGTATGACAGCAACGCGAACGGCCTGGAAACAAAGCTCGCCGAGTGGTATGCACAGCACACAGGCGAAGCCGTGGAAGTTCAGGAACGGGCCAAAGCGACCACCGCCGTCCGTCCGCAGTTTTTCGAGAGCCACGACGCGACCGCCGTGCTCGGCGTTTGCCAGTCCTGCCAGGAGTTCATCGGGCTCGGGATTGTAGTCGGGCGTAGCGGCTACGGCAAGACCCACACCCTTAAACAGTACGCCAGGCTCCCCCGCGTCGCCTATATTGAATGTGACGACACTATGAGCAGCCGCGACCTTGTGGAAGCAATGGAACGCGCCCTCGGCCTTCCTTCCGGCTACGGCACCATATGGCGCAGAGTCAACGGCATTCGGGAGTTCTTCAATGTAAACAAGGGTTATCTCCTCATTATCGACGAGGCGGATAAACTCATCAGCAAGTACACGGCGAAAAAGATGGAGATACTCAGGGCAATCTTTGACCAGAGCGATGTCGGCCTTGTGATTGCCGGGGAACCGAAGCTCGAAGCTACTATAAAGACCTACCTTGTGCGAATGGCGAACCGGGTGGACTTCTATGCATCCCTCCGCGGGCTATCCCAGAAGGAAGTCGAGGACTACCTTGCGGGCTATGATATCGAACCCGAGGCAATGACTGAATTCAGGGCCCGCGCCTGTAACATGCAAACGGGGTGCTTTCGACTCCTTGACCGCACCCTCTCCAATGTATTCCGCATCATGGAGCAATCTGGCAGGGACACGATTACACTCAAGGTCATTGAGCAGGCGTCCGCTATGATGATGCTCTAAGGAGGATGGACAATGAAAATGAGAAAACAACGACTTTTAGGGCTTGCCCTGGTACTGATCTCCTTTGCAGTGGTTGCACTTGCAAGGACAGGCACAACCCCGGAGGAGCAGGACGTCACCTTCCTATTAGTAACTTTGCCCTTGGGCATTTACGCAATGGTTACAAAGCAATATATCCTGTACGACAACGAAGACGGGAAGGTTCCCGCCGACCAGCCACCAAAACCAACCAAGAAAGGAGCCACAACATGGCAAGAAAACGAATCACCGAAGCCCCTGCCCTCAAGACCTGGGAGGATGTTGACGCAGCTCTCCGTGAAATCGCGGAGGCAGAGCTGAACCTGGGCGACATTGAGGCAGAAATGAATCGGCAGATCATCGGCGCAAAGAAGATCGCCGAACAACAAAGCAAGCCCCACTCCGACCGTATTTCCAAACTGGAGCGCGATATCAAGGAGTTTGTCACCGACCACCGGGACGAGCTTGGAAAGGCGAAAACAAAGCCCCTGAATTATGGTGAGGTCGGCTTCCGGCTCTCGACCACAATCTCCCTCCCGAAGGCAAAGGAAAAGCTCGCGGAGATTATCAGGAGACTCAAGGCCCGGCAGATGACGGACTGTATCATCACCGAGGAAAAGGTCAGCAGGGACGGCCTCCGCAAGTATGGTGAGGATACCGTCAACGCAGTCGGCGCAACCTGGAAGCAAAAAGACGAGTTCGGTTATGAGGTGTTCAAGGATAAGATCGAACGCATGGCCACCCCCGGATCATAAGGGGGGCGGCAATACGAAAGCGAGGTATCAGGAATGGCAGCAGCACGAAATAAGCGAGGCGGAACACCCGCCTCCATCCGCACCCTCTGGGCGATTGCCAAGTCCGAGGAGCTCGGGCTTAGTGAAGATGACCTTCACGCGGTCGTGTACCGGGAAACGGGCAAGGAGTCCCTTAGAAAGCTCACCCAGGGGGAACTAAACACCGTCGCCCGTATCCTGCAAAACATGAAGGACGGTATCAGGCGTGATGTTCATGCAAAGCGCACCGACGAGGGCGGCAACGAGTTCACGATAGGGCAGCGGCGCAAAATATACGCCCTTTGCGACGTTCTGGGGTGGAATGACGATCCCAGGAGGCTTAACGGCTTTGTCAAGCGTGTCACCCATGTGGACCGGGTGGAATGGCTCACAGCGACACAATGCAGCCAGGTCATCGAAGGGCTCAAAAAAATGATTGCCCGTCAAAAAGAAAAGGAGGCGCAAAGTGGCGACACCCAGGAAGAAAAAGAAACTCACACAACGTGAAAGAACCGAGAATGCTGCCATAAAAAAGCAGCTTCAGGAAAAAGGCATCATTCCCCCGGACAAGACACGGCTCAACCGAAAGCAGTTTGCAAAGGAAGTCCTTGCCGAGTTTGACGGGGAGTTTGGAGGCATTGAGGACACGCTTTATTTATACAAGGCGATCAGCTGCATGGTGAGCCCTGATATGCGGAAAGTCACAAGCGAACAGGTCGGCGTCCTCAAGCTCTTAAAAATTGCAATGGAAACCAAAAAGTTTATGGAGGGGCTCTCCCAGGAGGGCCGCTCTCAATACACCATCGGGGAGTATGTCGAAAAGGTCGTTTTCCCCGTCACAAAATTATAGGAGGTTAAAATCATGGTTGAAGACAAGAACACACAGACCGCTCCGGTAACCGAGCCGGAAGTAACAACCACCCCGGTCCCGGAACCGGAGACAGCTAAAACCCTGGAGTCGGTCATTATTATCCTGGATACCGAACCGGAGGTCAATGACGTTGATCAGGAGCTCATCTTTCACGCTCCTGATGAGGAAGGAGAAGACAATGAATAAGACAACCATCTGCCTGGACGCAGGGCACGCAGGCACAGGCTATAATCAGTCCCCTGTCCTTAGATCCTACTTTGAAAGCGCGATGAACTGGACGCTCCATTTGCTTTTGAAAACAGAGCTTGAGAAGCGTGGCTTCGAGGTCATCACCACCAGGCCGGACATTGATACCGACCTTACCGTCTACAGCCGGGGCGCAGCCGCAAAGGGCTGCAACGTGTTTATTTCCCTGCACTCCAACGCTTGCGCCACAGAAAGCGTGGATTATCCCGTTGTCTACCGGGCCTATGATAACCTGAACGGAAGCGACACCCTTGCCCTTGCGATTGCGCAGGAGGTCGGGCGGCTTATGGGCACAAAACAGGCCGGACGCACCGCAACAAGGAAAAACAGCTCGGGCGGCGAATATTACGGCGTACTCCGTGGAGCCCGCGCCGTAGGCGTTCCCTACTATATGCTCATTGAGCACAGCTTCCACACCAACTTAAAGGCGACCGAGTGGCTATCTGATAAGACCAACCTTGCCAGGCTCGCAGTCGCCGAGGCCGAGATTCTGGCGAAACACTTCGGCGTAAGTGCAGATCCTGCTGCCCCCGTGAATGGAAAGACTTCCATCATGGGAAGCGCAGCGGCAACCGCTGCCCAGATGGCTCTTTACTGCCGCAGCAGGAACGCCTCCCCACAGCTTACGGGCTGCACCCTGGAACAGCTTGCGGAGATCTTTCTGGAGGAAGGCCGGATGGAAGGCGTTCGCGGTGATATTGCGTTCGCCCAGAGCCTTAAGGAGACGGGCTTCTTCAAATATGGCGGCATCGTTCTTCCGACACAAAACAATTTTGCAGGCATCGGAGCCCTTAATGGGAACGCGGTCGGGAATGCGGCGAGCTTCTCCACTCCGCAGGAAGGCATCCGGGCACAGATTCAGCACTTAAAAGCCTATGCTTCCACCTCGCCCCTAAATAGCCCCCAGGTTGATCCACGCTTTCACCTGGTCGCCCGCGGCTGCGCTCCCTATGTGGAATGGCTTGGAGCGTCAGACAATCCCCAGAGCCGGGGCTGGGCTGTCCCAGGAGACGGTTATGGAGCAGCTATCCTGTCCCTGCTTTCCGGGATTCTTGCCATAGATTCCGGTGAGTCTTCCGGAACAGTGTCAGGAAGCTTTCTTCCAGGGGATAAAGTAGTGGTAAAAAATGCGGTACAATATGGCTCTGGTGCTCCTTTCCGTCTCTATTACAATGAATATGATGTCATCAGTGTTGCGGGTGACCGTGTCGTCATCGGCATTGGAAAGAACGTAACCGCTGCCGTTCATGCGGCAGACCTGGAAAATTCAAAGAAGGAAACTCCCCAGGCCGTTCCGGCAACAATCAGAAAAGGGGATAAGGTCAGGGTATTAAAGGCCGTCCAGTACGGAACCAGCAAAACCTTTCAGCTATATCATGAGGTTTATGATGTGATTGAGGTGAAAGGAAACCGTATCGTCATCGGCATCGGGAAGGACATCACCGCAGCCGTGCATATAAGCAACCTGACAAAACTGTAAAAGCAGGAAATGGAGGCGGGACAATGAAGGAACTATCGAAGGATTTGACGCTTGATATGCTTTCGAGCGAACTGTACACGCAGATTGCGGAGGCAATCGGGATAGAAAGCTTCTATAAGCTTACCGAAGTGATCGGCGGTACAACGGTCTATATTCCGAAGCCGGAAAGCCTCGTCCGCCCCATAAGGGAAGCTCGCCTCAAAGCCGAATTTAACGGATATAACCATACGGAACTTGCCAGGCGTTACGGCTTTTCCGTACGGTGGGTAAAAGAGCTTTGCGGGGAAGGGTATCCGGAAGGACAGATTTGTATGTTTGATGTAGAATCCGCAGACAGAGCATGAAAATGACTGACAAACCAGGCTTGAACAGAAAGGAGGAACCGGATGGCCAAGGATACAAACAGTCCGGCAAAACAGATGTCGGAATTTCTGAATTTTGTGGATCAGTGCACAAGTGAATACCGGATTGCCTGCGATATCATCAGCGAGGAGGATAAAAGGCTTCAGGATCTGCTCCACGGACTGGAGTTTTCAGAATCAAGACCAGAAGCGGATAAAATAACTACAAAGCTTCTTAAGAGCCGGAAGCTGCGCAGGGAAAACAAAGACACTGTAAAGCGGAACCAGCTAATTGTAAATTTCTTTGAAGAACCAAATAATAAAGCAACCCTTAACAAGATGCGGCAGCTTTTGGGAAGGCAACGAAAGGAAGAGGAGTTTCTTAATGGTAACAGGGTTTACAAACCAAGAGCGAACTACTAAGGAGACGACATTTGTCTTTATGAAACAGCCTGAAGTTAATGCAGCATCTTAGAAATAATTCTTAGAAGCGCTTCCTATGGAGTGTTCCGTACATATGCATTACCCTAAGAGTATGAGCTTAGCTCATACTCTTATTTTTTCTCAAGAAGGAGGATTAACAAATGCAGGCAATTCAGACAATGGCAAATGAAATGCTGGTCAATGTGGCTCTCGGGGTCATTACCCTGGTCGGTGCTTATGCAGCGTACTACATTCGCGTGGGAATCAACATGGCCAAAGCAAAGACTTCCCAGATCGAAGGTGACTCAGCCCGTAAGCTCTTAAATGATGCCCTTACGGATGTGGAGAACCTGGCCTTTAAATCGGTGAGTGCTACGGAGCAGACCATGGCGAAGACACTGCGGGAAGCGGTAAGGCTTGGAAACAGCGACCGGGAGAAGCTGCTTGCTCTGGGAAGGCAGACATTTTTAGAGGTGAAGGCGGCGATCACTCCGGATGCCCAGGTTATTATCACAAAAAATCTGGGTAGTTTTGATGATTACTTAACCAAGTGCATTGAAGATGCAGTCCGCCGGGTAAAACTGGAAGATCCCTATTTCACCCTGGAGGGGGAACTGCTCTCTTCAGGAAGCCCGTAAGGGGGGCCGTTTATGGACGTAGTACAGATCACTGCAATCATTGGAGCAGCGGCGTCCCTGCTCTGTACGCTTACGGTCGGATCCCTGACGTTTTTTATTAAAAAAACCCTTACGACCCTTGAGGATGCGGATAAAAAAAATGCCGTTGATATTCGGGAAGTCAGTAAGGAGCTAAACGACCTGAAATCAGACCTTCCTCTTATCTACGTTACCAGAGAGGATTATATTCGTATCATGAACCGCGTGGAGGATAAGCTTGATAAGCTGCTCTATGGTGCGGGGGTATCCAAAGGAAAGGAGGAATAGGAAAAGATGGCATATATGGACGATATGCAGGAACAGGAAGTCGGTAAGAACAAAGCAATCCGGGGCTACATCATCCGGGCCCTGGCAAAAGGAAATCAGAATGCCCTTCTTGTAAGACAGATCACAAATGCCCTGGTCGGTGACGGGCTGATTTTCTCGCCGGATATTTCCAAGCACTTAGAGTACCTGGAAGAAGCTGGCTATATCTCTTTTACGGGCCGCACGGCGAACGCCTACAACGCCTACCGACGGGACGCCGTTATTAAACTTACAAGAAAGGGTGTCGACCTGGTGGAAAGCACCATCGACGATCCTGGCGTCGATGTCTAAGGAACGCCGCCGGACCCGGGTGAGCTCCACCATCGACAGGCTCCCGGATGATGTAAAGGGGCAGCTCGACCGAAAGCTTGCGGATACGGCAAATACCTACGAAGAGCTCTCCCTCTGGTTAAAGGTGCAGGGACATGATATCAGTAAGTCAGCGATCGGACGGTATGCGATCCGGTCAAACCAGGCGGCACAGCGTGTCGCTGAGACGCTGCAGCGCACCCAGGCGATTGCCCAGGCGGTGGAGGAACACCCTGACCTTGATTATACCAAGGCTGCGAGTATGGTTCTCATGGACGGCCTTATGCAAAGGGTGTCCACGGCGGAAGACGACTTTCAGGAAATGCCGCTTGATAAGGCCGGGCGGCTCATTGCTTCCCTGTCCCGCAATGCAACGTATGAAAAACGTGTCCGGCAGGAAATGAAGCGAAAGGCCGAGGTTGCGTTTGACCAGATGGAAGCCGAACTCATGGCGGCAATCAAGCAGCACCCGGAGCTTACCGGGGAGCTCCGTTCCGTTCTGGCCCGTGCAAGGGAGAAGGTGGTCACTGATGGCGAAAATTGACCTTGACGAATATATCGAAAGGCTGGACGAGCCGGAAGACCGAGAGGCCCTTGCAAACCGGGAGTACCAGAGGCAGCTCTTTGCACAATATGTCACAGGGAGAGGCAACTTCCCCGAGTTCCGGGCGGAACTCCTCCGGGACTTTCAGGCCGGAAAGGAGCTGACCGGGCCGAAGGGTTTGCGCCGAAAGCTTGGGGCGATTGATATTGAATACTTCGGACGGGCGTACCTGCCGCATTATTTTATCCGGGAAAGTCCGGAGTTTCATGCCGAGCTTGACAGGATATGGAGGAACGGCGTCTTAAAAGGGAAAAACCCATACACGGACGCAAAGGAAATCAGCCGGGCGGACGGGTGCCGCAGAGCAATCGAGGCTCCCCGTGGTCATGCAAAATCCACGACCTTCACATTCAAGGACTCCATTCATGCGGCGGTATACGCCTACAAGCATTATGAAATTATCCTTTCGGACAGCTCGGAACAGGCCGAGGGTTTTCTGACCGATATCAAAACCGAGTTTGAAGAAAATGCCGCTCTCCGGGAAGACTTCGGCGATTTACAGGGAAAGGTCTGGAAGGCCATGGTCATTCTTTTGTCCAATGGCACCAAGATCGAAGCCCTGGGCGCAGGAAAGAAAATCCGTGGACGGCGTCATAAGCAATGGAGGCCCGACCTTATCCTTTGTGACGACCTGGAGAACGATGAGAACGTCAATACGCCAGAGCAACGAAAGAAACTCCGTAACTGGTTCTATAAGGCCGTATCGAAGGCGGGCGACACCTACAC